ATCCATCTGTAATGAGTATCGAATATCCTGATTTTGGTGCTTGTAAACAAAATGAAAACAGTGGTGTTCAACATGAAGCTGAATTAATTAATCTTATTTCAAGTGAATTTTACACGCCTAACATGGCATTTGAAACTAAGGGAAAGTTACGTATTGCACCGGAACTTGTTAGTGGAACTAGCAACAATTCGGGCATTGAGGGCTCTTCTGCTAGACACAAGCCAGCTATTGAGAGGCGATTAATTGTTATTCGGCAAACTTATGATGGTCCTGGCGGTCGCCCACTTTTGGGTGCCCCTCTCGATGTCAACAAGTGGAGGTTCCAAGTTATGAAATGTAATCAGGTTTTCGCTTATGAACCTGATCTTTCTGTGAAAGTGATGAACATATATGAAGTTGTCACATTCTTGTTGATTCACAACAAGTTGCAGCGTGCTTCCTTTGTCTCACAACAGAATGTCATTGCACAGGGTGTGATGGACACTGGAGCGTTGATGAAGAGAGTTGAAGACCTAGATCTTAAACCTGGCGGAAAAATCAGGGATTATGTATCATCTTTGTTTGATGAGATTGACCCTTCTGATTCCGCGAGTTCTGTTTCAACAGTAAGTTCTACACCTACTGAATATGCTCCTACTTCCATGGTCACTGTTGATCTTAGCAGTGGTGCGGACGTTAGTTTCCAAGCAAGGTACAGTCATGTAGTGCCTACAATGAAGGATCAACTTTCAAGCCCATCACAATCTGGGTCATGGACCAATTTCATTGGTTCAGCAGATGTGACAGAAGATTCTTTCGTTCCTTTTAAGCAAGGTGGGATTATGAATGTTCGTGCCCTTTCAGTTCATGCAACTGCACCAATGTTTGAGGGTGGAGTTGATGCACCTATTACGTGGATTGAGTCCACTAAAGGCGAACTGAATGCTCGTGGTTTGTCTGTTTTGCTTGAGGGTTATAAATATGACCCTGTTGGTTTTGCTGATTTGTTGTTGGGATGTCCCGCTACATGTAAGCACCCTGCTAGTCAAATACTGCAAAAAGCAGTGGAAAATATGCAAGAGCAGAACAAGTATTATTTTGGTGCTGGATGGCGTTACTTTTATGATCTTTATGAACGGAAGCCAGTGCTCGCTTTTTGGTGTTTAGTTAACCCGTCTGACTTTGAAGCCTTTAATGAACTCATCAAATGCAAAGGTGTTTTCACTGATATGCAAGCAATCAAGTCTTTCTTTGCCATGTTTAAGGAGAAAGTTTATGACCAAGACCTGATCACTGCGGATAAATTTTATTCGTATCTTGCCTTATTTTCCCTTGGTTTAGGCATTGTCGGCAGTTTTGCCGCAATTGCTGGTTCAAGTGGTGAAGAGACGCAGATCCAACCCGTCCAAGATGCGTCAGTTGACCAAGCATCTGCGTATCTGGATCCCAAAGCTTTGCAACGCAATCAACGTAGACAAGGGAAGAAATTTCAAGCTGTCCAAATTAAACCAACATCTCTTCAGTCACCTGAGGTAATCGGTGTGGCAGTTCAAAAGACTATGTATCATCAATGGCAGTTGAGAGATAGTAAATCAGAGATTGTTTCCACGGTTGTTGCTCTTGGAGATAGAGATTTCCTCATGAATGCACACACCTTTAGAACGTTGAGAAACACTTGTCCAGAAGGTTCAGAAGACATGCTTTGTCTTTGGATGACCAGAGGTGCAGAGAAGTTTCTGATCCCTTTCTCAGAGTTGTTATCTGGGATTGTGCTGGAAGAATTTGATACTTATTGGGTTAGGCTCAAGACGATGCCACAATGTGTGGATATTTTGCCACATTGGGTGCCTGATGGTTTTGTAGAAGATTTGATCCATGATTCCAATAATTTCTTTGGCGCAGCGACCAATATTTTTGGAAAAGGCCCTGAGTCATCTAGGACTGTGCTTATTGCAGGTCGTACCACTGGTGGCACTTACACAGCAATGCTTTTCAATGGCCATTTCGACTCCAACATTGGGGATTGCGGTAGCTTGTTGTTTGGCAAAAGTGTTGGTGTTTCACAAGGCAAATTTATGGGCATACTTCATGCTGGTGAAGAAGGCCCAGGTGAAGCATATTTTTGTGCCATTCCTCGCAAAATGATTGTTGAAATGCGTGCACGCCTGTCGGGGTATGTTCCAAAGGCCCGTTCAGATGGAAAGAAAGTTGTGATTGGAAACAGTTCCACTCCGCACAATTTCCATACAACAGTTAATGATATCCTAACTCCTAGTGAGTACCCTGCCAAAGAGCCATTTAAGGCGTCAGTGGCAGTGAATGATCCGAAAGTTTACGAAATGGCCAGGGCTAAATATTGTCCTGGTTTTGAGCCTGAGCCTCTGGCTATGGATAGATTAAAAGTTTGTGTAATGGAAAATCTTGCACATTGGTGGGCTATAGCAGAGACACCTTTGAAACCTGGTATGTTGTCTATGATGGACGCAATTGTTGGTTTTGAGAATTCCTATATTCGTGGGATTCCATTGAACACCTCAGCGGGAGCACCATTCAATGTTAGAAATCAAAACAAAGACCAACTTCTTGGTCACTGGGATCATGAAGGCTTTAAGGTTGGCCCAAACTTTAGTGAGATTCATTTCAGAGTTGGAAGCCAGTTTGAACAGCTCCTTAAAGGTAATGTGCCTATGGATGTTTTCACTGATGTTGTAAAGAGTGAGATTTTACCCAAAGAGAAAGTCGCTAAGGGAAAAGGCAGGATTGTCTCAGCTTGTGGTGTTACAAGGACCATAGTTTCACGGATGATCTGGGGACGTTTTTGGGAGTGGATCTTTGCCAATCACTTGACCAATGGAATCTCTGCTGGTGACAACATGCAGGGTCCTGATGCCCATTTGAAGATCATGAAACATTGGACTGTTGCTGCTGGGGAGCCCAATCACTGCACTGGTGATTTGTCTGCTAACGATGCTCGTCAAGTTGGGACAGTCATGCAAATGACACTTTTGTGTATAAGAGACTTCATGGCACAAAAGAACTGTGTTACCCAAACGCAATTCAATTTGATGACAACTCATGCTCAATCGTACTTGCATCAATTCCACATTCGTGGAGGTTTGATTGATATGTGGAATGGTTCCCTTAGTTCCGGGGATCCGAATACAACTGGTTTAAATTCAATCACCAATCCTGCTTATGGTCGTTACTCAATTTGGAAGTCATTTAATTTTAACTGTGAAGATTTTCACGAGCAGTACAACCAAAACATTGCCGTAGAAATTATGGGTGATGATAATTGGTATACTGTTGCCCCGATTTGGAAGGAACATCTTACTGAAGCTATTATGGCTTCTGGCTATGCTGATTTTGGTCATGTTTATACTAATGACGCAAAAGATGGAATCAATGAAATTCTCCGCCCGATCACTGAATTGTCATATCTCAAACGTACACCACGTTTTGATACAGCCATTGGCCGTTGGGTCATGGCACTTGATTTAAATACCATTCTCGAGATACCCCTTTGGACCCGTGGCGTTGGCAAAGACAAAACAGCTGACATGAATCAGGCTGTAATCAATGCAGACACCATGACCCGAGAGCTGTGTTTCCACACTGATGAGATATGGGAAGAGTGGATTCCCAAGTTTGAGAAAATGTTCTTGCAACAGAGATGGACTCCTCGTTACAGGAATAGGATTGACATGCTTCACAATGTCTCAGGAATTCCTCGTTTTGAGGCAGTCCTAGCGTGAGTGAGCATAGTTGACCTGCATCCATGCGAAAGTTGGTAGTTACCATTTTGTACTAAAATGGCGTGATGTTACGAGAGTACACCAAAGGAATGCATCTTCACACTTTGTAAATAAATGTCGAGCTGTAAAATATGTGATTGGCGCCTTTGTTGACCGTTGTCTATTTAGACTTACTGCTTAGGATGCGGAGTGGCGATCCCACTAAAATCCAGAGCCCTCGACTAGGAGTCAACTATAGGTTTAATTGTCTCTAAAATACCCAACCTGCTGCAAATCAAACAATTGAAAATACCCCTTTTTCGTCTGAAGCTAAAGTTAGTGAAGTTAATGTTACCACTATTGTGTCTGATGAAGCTGTTGTAACTATGCCTGATGTCGCACCGACTGATGTAGATAGTTCTATTATAGACTCGTCACATGTTGGTGGAGTTGATACCCTTAAAAACTTTTTAGAAAAACCTACAATTTTGTACAATGGTGTTATGTCTGTTGCAGACAGTGCGTCTGTGCCTATAGCAATTCTTCGTTTACCCACTACATTGCTTAATGTTAGCAAACAATATACCAAATTGAACGGTGTCATGTTAATGCGAGCAGATATTGAAGTTACGCTAAAAGTGAATGCCACACGTTTCCAACAGGGTCGTTATTTCTTGCGATTCGTTTATACCGGAGGTTCATTTAACTCTGGTCAGTCAGCTGTGTTCGCAGCTCGACACATTGTGAATCTACAGGTTGCAACGTCCGGTAATCGTGCGGACATCGATTTGGCATCTTCCACGTCTGTTCAAATGACAATCCCTTTCAAGTCTGTTAGAAATTATTTGCCCACTGCATATGCAGATGCACTTACATATCCTATTGGTTATCTTTACTTAATACCCTATGATCCACTTCAAGCTGGTTCTGGTGATACCACTTGTCAATACACTATTTGGGCTAGAATGATTAATATTAAGTTGACTGGAAATGTGACTCTTCAATCCCGATCAATTCAGAGGAAAGAAGCTGTCGCAGCAGGTGTTGGGCCCGTTTCCGCGATTGCAGAGAAAGTGTCCAAAACTGCATCAATCCTTGGAGAGGTACCCTTGCTTAGTGTTGCAGCTTCTGCAGTATCCTGGTTTTCCAGTGTAGTTGGCAGAGCCGCATCCGTGTGGGGTTTTTCGAAACCTTTTACTTTGGATGAGCCCAAAACATATGTTCGTCGAGCAGCACCTAATATCCCTAATTCAGATGGAGTTTATGCAGGTCATAAGTTGTCCTTCATGAGGGAACATGAAATTCCGATTTCAACTGGGAGGTCACGTACCAATGTGGATGAGATGTCCATTGATTTTATCAAATCTCAATTTGCTTGGATCTCAAGCACACCTTGGGCTGACACTAACTCCGCGGGTTCATTGCTTTTGACGATGGCAACTGGAATTGGAAATTCAGACACCAAAACATACGGAAAGGGTGCTACTGCAGCGCCTGTAGATTACTTGTCCTATCTTTTCCAGCAATGGCGTGGTTCTATTAAGTATAAATTTCTTTTACCTAAGACTGAATTCCATTCAGGCCGTTTGGTGGTTGCATGGCAACCAATCGATAATTCCACCACTTTACATCATCCTGTTAATCTCAATGATACTGACAACTTGATCCGAGTTGTTTGGGATATTCGAGAGTCCAATGAAATGGAGTTTATAGTGCCATATGTCCAAACTAAGAACTTCCTTGATGTAAATACACCTTCTGGTTATCTTTATATTTATGTCTTAAACGAACTCATCGCACCATCAACTGTTAATTCTTCTATAAATATTTTAATGGAGAAAGCTGGTGGCGATGACCTTGAGTATGCTTTGCCAATTCATTTGACTGCAACAAGCACAGAGTACAAGGAACCTTATGTTTCATACCAATCTGCACCTTCGATATCCCTTGGCAAAACCAGCTCTCCTCTGATTCTTACTGCTGAATCAGTTGGGGAAGCCTGTCGTTCACTCCGTGCATATTTGAAGAGACCACATTTGTGGTTTGTTGAAAGCACAAGTGCAACGGCATACTCCGTTGATTTATACCCCTTTGAAAATGCAGTAACCACCCAAGCTACAAGTAATGCTGGTGCCCTTGTGAGAACGTCGGCAAGAGCAGATCCAATGTCTTTTATATCTGTCCTCTACGCTATATCCTCTGGCTCAGTCAGACTTGTGGCAACCATACATAATTCATCAACTTTACAATATTGGACTATTGGAAGTGCCACTGGCACTCCATACAACTCTGTAAATATCGGTTTGAATACACCAGGAGGTCTTGCGCCTATTGCAATCATTCCACCTGGTATCGAAGGTCTCAGCATAGTTGAGATTCCACAGTATCTTTTGGAGGGAGCAAGAGCTGTTGGAAACCGTTTGGTCGGAACGCAGGCAACATTAGGGGATGCTGCTAGTTCAGTTAGAGGTGGA